GGTCGCGAGGCGCGCACGATCGGCAACGCGTGGTATCTGCGCGGTCTCGCCGACGTGCTGTCAGGCATCAAGGAAGGCACCCTCGGCGGCACGGTGTCGTCGATTACCCAGGTCGCTGATCGTCTGGTGCCAGGCGGCTCGCTGGCTAACGAGCTACGGCACCTGACCGATCCGCTCGTGCGCGAGCCCGGCAACGTGCTGCAGCGCGAAGAGAACCGCGTGCCGTTTGCCTCAGGGCTGGTCCCGCCGCGGCTCGGCGCCACGACTGGCACGCCCCAGGAAGCTCCAGAGGACATCTTCAGCACCCTGGTGCGCGGCACGCCCAGCGGCATGATGACGCCGAACCCGGTCGCGGCCGAGGTGTCGCGGCTGAACGAAGCTGGCAATCGGGTGAGCGTGCCGTATGAGAACCAGACCTTCGCCGGCGCGAAGCAGACGCCCGAGCAGCAGCAGACTATCCACCAGCAGGTCGGCACCGCGGTGAGCATGTACGTCCTGGACACGATCAACCGTCCTGGCTACGCCGCGCTCAGCGACAAACAGAAGGCCGACGCGCTGACTCAGTCAGTCAACCAGGCGCAGTCAGCGGCCAACGTCACGATCGGCGGCGCGGTGGCCAGGGATCCGCACGAGTCAGCGCTGCTGCAGTGGTCGCAGACGCCGCACTACTACGGCGTCAAGGGCACGCCCGAGCAGATCGCGCGCTCGAACTGGGAGATCGACCAGGCGCGAGCCAAGCTCGCCGACTACAAGAAGCGCTACCCGAACGATGGCGAGGCGCGGTTCGAGAAGGACGACAAGGCCGCGTACAACCTGACGCTCAAGGCCGAGCCGATCGAGAAAGAAGTCCTGGACGCCAAGAAGAAGGCGATCGACAGGGCCACGGGCGGCATGCTGACCCAGGCAGCTGGCCAGGCGGCAACAGGTGGCCTCGTGGGCGTCGGCAACACGTCTCTGCCGCTGAGCCCGCCGCAGCGCTAGCTACTTGTCGAGCGCGTGCGGGTACTTGACTGCCGCGTACAGGCAGATCGCCAGGATCACCACGACGACGCCCAGGAACACCACTGCGCCCTGCAGGAAGTCGATCTCTTCGTACGTCATGCATGCAGTATCGCTCATGCAACTCCTGCCGGTGAGCATTCCGAAGATACCCCGGTGAGGCGATGCCTGGGCCACGTTGGGCCAGCCATACTCGGCTCAGCCGCCCACAAGCGGAACCTTCAGCATGCACCCTCAAACCCCAGACTCGGGAACGACGTCGGCACCGACGGATCCCATGCAGGCGCTGGCTGCCAGGCTCGATGGCGTGATGGCGGAGGCGGAGATCGCCGCCAATGCGCAACGCGACGTCGAAGCTGAGGCACTGAACCCGCTCGCATCATCCGCTCGGCAGGAGACGCGCGACGAGGAGGACCAGGAAGAGGAGTCAGCCGAGGACGAAGGCACCACACCCGCCGACGAGGCGCTGGAGGAAGCCGAAGCCGAGGCCGACGAAGCTGAAGAGGCGAGCGAAGAGCCCGCCGAGCCACCCAGCACAGATCAACCCAAGTACTCGAGGCGCGACGCTGCGCGATTCGCCCAGGAGCTTCAAGCCGCCAAGGCCGAGCTAGCTGCGGCGAAGCAGTTGCTGGACGGGCATCGTGGTCAGCTGGCCGCGGTGCAGTCGTCTGACGAGCGCATCCTCACCCACCTGCAGACCCAGAGCGGCTACGTGCGAGAGCAGAATGGCCGCTTCCGTTACGAGAACCTGAGCGAAAAAGTCCTGAAGGGTCAGGCGACCGCGGAGGAATCCGAAGAGGTCGCCCAGATGACCGCGTGGCACGAGTTCGCGGCGCCGATCTTCCGCGCCGCGGAGGAGCAGCTGTCACGGGCATTCATCGCCAACTGGAGCACGCTACGGGATCTCGACGGTGTCGGCGATGACGGCTTGAAGAAGCTGAACGCCGCTACAGACGTGGCCAGCAGTGCGCGAGCGATGCACGCCATGGCATTCGCCGCCGGCGAAACCAGGGCCAAGAAAGCTGCCGATCAGACGATCGCCAAGCTCCGCGCCGAGGTCAAGAGCCTGAGGACTGGCCGTGTCGCTCACTCACCGCAACCCGCTTCGTCCAACGGAGCCGCGGTGCCAGCCAACAAGGGCATCCTCGCGCGCATGATCGACCCGAGTACTGGGCTGCCTAATCCCGAGTTCGATCGCGAGGTCGCCGCCGGCAAGTGGCTGGGCGTCGACCTTTCGAGCCAGTAGCCCAAACAAGGGGTCCACTCCTGTGGTAGTCCAGACCTACACCTCGCTGACTGTTGAGCAGCGCAGCTACTACGTTGCACGAACGCTGCGGCGTTTGCTCCCGTACCTGCCGCTCCTCAAAGACGCGCAAACCGAAACGATCGGCGCCAACACGGGCGCCGCGATCCAGTGGCGCAAGTGGGGCGCCCTGCCGGTGGCGACCTCGGCACTGACTGAAGGCGTGCCGCCCTCTGAGGGCTCGCTGACCATCACCGCGGTCACGGCCACCCTGGCGCAGTACGGCACGTTCCAGAAGGTGTCGGACCTGCTCGTGCGCGCGGGCATCGACCCGGCCATGTCGAACGTGTCCGACCTCGAGGGCGAGCAGGCGGGCCTGTCGATCCACGCCCTGGTCGCGATCGAGTTAGCCGCGGGCTCGAGCGTGCAGTACGCCTCGACAGCCGTCTCGCGCGTCACCGTCGCCGCGGGCATGAACTTCGTCACGGCCGAGGTGCGCAAGGCTGTCAGGACGATGGAAAAGGCCAACGTGCCGCGCTTCCCCGACAACCTGTACCACGGCTCCTGCACCCCGTCGCAGAAGTACGACCTGAAGGCGGACGCCGCGACAGGTGGCTGGCTCGACATCATGCGCTACTCGGCGCCCGAGTCGTTCCTGACAGGTCGCCTCGGCGAGGTCGAGGGTGTGTCGTTCGACACCTCGACTGAGAACCCGAAGTTCACCGGCGCTGGTGCAGCTGGCATCGACGTCCACGCGGCGCTGATCTGGGGCCCGTACGGCTTCGGTGCGGTCGATCTGACCGACCAGACGATCGGCTCGCTGAACGCCGAGACGACGCTGACGGGCATCGACCTGATGATCGTGCCAGCCAACACGCCATCCAAGATCGACCCACTCCAGCAGTACGGAGTGGCCGGGTGGAAGGCAGCTTTCGTCTGCAAAACGCTCGACTCGGCTCGCGTGCTGCGCATCGAGACAGCGGTCGGCGGCTAAGCCGTGCCGACGTCCAAGGAGGCGACCGTCGCGGCCCAACTGCAGGCCGATGTCGACCAGGTCGAGCGCGCACAGGAGGTCATCGACCGCGATCCCGAGGAGGCGCAGGCCACGCTCGCGCCGATGACCCAGGTGCCCAACGGCTCGGCGATCACCATGCAGGACATCTTCGGGCTGTTCATGCAGATGCAGCAGCAGCAGCAGACGATGCAGCAGCAGATCGTCGACCTGCTGTCCCGCGACCAGCGAGCCGAAGCGCGCAAGAGCGCGCAGGCGCACTCCGCGGACGACCTGAAGGTGGCCCAGGAGCAGCAGCGCCTCACGCTGGAAGCCTGGAAGACCGAGCCGCGGCTGCCGGTGTTCCTCGAGCCCGACTCGGACGAGAAGAAGATCTTTTCCGTCGTCGGCGAGTTTCCGCCGCGGATGCACCGCGTCAACGGGCTCGAGTTCCCGATCAAGGTCGGCGAGGTCGTGAACGTGCCTCAGTCGATCGCTGCCGAGATCAGCTGGGCGCAGACCTACAGCGGCAACGCGCGCAAGCCAGCCCAGATGATCCCGTCGATCCCCGACCCGGAGCACGGCCAGTTCCTCGAAGGCTCGCAGTCGATCAGTTCGGGACGTCCCGGGCGGACCGGTGAGGGTCGACTGGTCATGGCTCCGGTGGCCTCATCCTCCGACGCGGCTGGGCCGCTCGACATTCGCTACGACCACCAGGGCAGGTAAGGAGAGCCATCATGGCTGAGAAGCAGGCAGATCAGGCAGACAAGCCAGCCGAGGCGCCCGCGCCGGCTGGGCACGCGATGGAGATCGAGGAGTCGGCGCCCGAGCACGCGCCGCTCAAGGACGCGCTGGGCAACGACCCGGTGCGCGCCGTCGACAACGGTCCCGCGGCACCCACGATCGTGGTGCATAACGACGCCGAGGCGCTTGCGACCAAGCCCGACGCGGACCTGATGGGCGCTGGCGGCGTGGCGCTGCCAGGTGTCGGCGAGGTCGCTGGCGGCAACATCACCAAGCTGCTGGCGCCGCCTCCGTCAACCGAGACGATCTCGCGCCCGATGGCCAAGGAGCAGGCGGCGATGAAGACCAAGGTCGGTCAGCAGATCGCTGGACTGATCGCGCGGCCGGTCACCGACTGGGGCATCATCGGCCCCGGTGACGTGGTCCGCGGCCACATGCTGCTGCTCGACCTGAACACGGGCCAGAAGGTCCGCGCCATGGACGGGCATCGCGTGAACGAAGGCGAGCTTTACATGAACCTCCGGAACGTGCCCGAGGCGCTCGCCACCGGCGACACCATCGACCAGGTTCTGGGGGCCTGAATCCGAACGCTGCCGCCGCCTGGTCGGACCACCTCCTCCCGGGCGGCAGCAGCTACTCCATCTGAGGATCACACCCATGGCAGAACAACACGGCCGAGCGAGTGGCCGGGCGAGCGGCCAGCTGAGTGTCGATGGCGAGCCCGTCACCCCCGCTCCCGCTCCGCCCGACGGGCCTGCCTCCGGGCAGTTCTCGGCGGTCATCAACATTCACAACGACAACCTCAACCAGATCGAGGTCGCCATCCAGGCCAACCAGCACCCGCTGGATCCGCACCCGATCAAACCTGGTGAAGCTGTCACGCGCCACCCCGTCTACCTGGTGGCAGTCGATTACTCCAATCTCGACGCTGAGGGGCATCCGGCGGAAGGGAAACCCGCTGAACTCAACCTGCAGCTGATCCGCGAGGTCTTCAGCACGCGCTATGCGTTCGTGTCGCCCGACGGCCCGCCCGCCGACGGCTCGCACGTCCGGGTCGACGGCATGCACTTCATTGCTGAGGTCGACTCCGCCGGTAATCCGACCGGGAGGATGCGACTGGGCAACCCGGAGGATGTCGCCTGATGGCCACCTCAGGACGCGGCACGGCGACTGACTCGATGGTGCTCCAGTCACTGCTGGGCAAGGCAGCGTTTACGTTGCCTCTGGGCTGCTACACGGCGCTGCTGTCGGCGACGCCAACCGCGGACAACGGGACATTCACCGAACTGACTGGCAACGCGTACGCCAGGGCGGGCATGACCGGCGCGGCGACCAACGCCTCGACGGACTGGTCATCGACCACGACTGACGCGACTGGCGTGTGGAAGACCAACGCCAACGCGATCACGTTTCCAACCGCGACGCCATCCGCCTGGACTGCAGCCACCGGGTTCGGGCTCTACGACGCGATCACTACGGGCAGCCTGCTGTACTGGGGCACCTTCGCTGGACCCTCGACGGTCGGCATCGGCGCGACCGCGAGCTTCGCAACCGGCGCCTTAAAAGTGACAGAGGCATAACGTGCGCATCCATCGCGTCGCAGCTGCCGCGCTGGTTGTTGCGCTGATCCTGTCGGCGGGCATGGCCGCCAGCGCTCAGTCAGCAGGTGGCTGCGGCCTGGCGGCTCCAG